GAGGCGTCACAGGAGGAGGCGTCACAGGAGGAGGTGTTACGGGCGGAGGCGGAGGAGACGGTGGTGTTACGCCTCTACAGAACGGATTCATGAGCGCAGCGGGGCCATTACAGGCTACTCCCTGCCCCTTACCGAAACCGAGACCACCTTCAAACACTGGAGGAGCTGCGTTACCGTTGCCAAACAACAAAAGTGTACCCAGTATGACTGCGTACATAAACCAAAATGGACGTTTCATATTAGTCCCCATATAGAGTAGTTATTCAAATAAAAAACCCCCGCCAGTGGGGTTGCCACCGGCGGGGTAATCAGCGAGGAGCCGCTGAGGAGACAGACTAAGCAGCTTGCTGCTCTTGCGCCTGCAGTGCAATCAACTTCCTGGTGTAGTTCATCTTGCTCTGATGTTCAGGATCAACTACCGAGGGCGTCCAACCAGTCTCACCCATTTCTTTGTTGATGGAGGTACGGTAGGTCCTCTCGAATTGTTTGAGCTCATTCTCGAGGACGAGCGCATCAAGGGACAGATCGTTCCTTTTTGCGATGAGTGCTTCAAACGTTGTGTGATTCTCCAGAACCTTGTCGATTCGCTTGACTTCATACATGATACCGTCGATAACCTTGACGCGCATGCGTTGCTGGAATAGCCAACCCAGCGAACCACAGGCTTCCTCAAAGTCGATGTCAGTTTCGTACGAACTGTCTTCAGCGATTACTGCGTCTGCGTTCTTCTCGAGCTCTTCTGCACGAGCTTTGTTGCTCTTCAGGGCAAAAGCCTTTGCTTGGTCACGATCATAACCCAGCATCTTCTTCTGGATCACAGCAATATCAGCTTCACTGACAGCGCCGGTACGAAGGCGGGCGACCCTACCTTCGAGGTAATCCTTGAAGTTACGGGGTGCATCGAACCCAGTAAAGCCGCGTTCTGCAGCCAGATTGAAACATGCTTCCCTGATTGAAGCAAAGCAATCACCACGTTGCGTTACGGTCAGACGATGTGCAAAACCAAGCTCTGCTGAACGTTCGATTTCAGCTCCTTCGTCGCCTGGTTCGCCGGCGGGATGATCCATCGTGCCTTCCACCATTGCACGGGTCAAATCAGCATCGCCGCGTTTCTCGATGTTGGCGAGACGTACGCTGCTGATGGTTTGCAGATTTCCGTGACAGAGGTTAGCGATGGAACGAATCGCCGTGACGAGGGCAGACTGACTGATGCGGTTCTCGTCGCATTCGTTTACAAGATGATTCAGGTAGTTCATTGTGTTTCCTTTCCATGGTCTTAAGATTGAAATTGCGATTTCGTCGCCATCCTCAGCCCTGATTAACAGGTCGAGAGGATCACCGTTTGGATCTATCGGCTCAAGCAGGCGCCATAAAGGTGAACTTGAGTCGATTGCTACTTCAATGGGTTTTTCGTTGTCTCTTGATTTCATGAGCTCCTCTTATCAGTTCGCGAGCAAATTGTGGATCTAAACCACAATAGTCACAAACCATTGTGAACCATTTCATTCTTAGAAACCTTCTTGCATTTGCTTCAATGTATTCATCTTCCGGGCTTATTAGATCCATTACTGTTTGATGTAATATAGCCATCATTAGCTGTGTCTCTGGCCAATTCGGCGAAGAACTGTTTCTTGTTAGTATGGTGTTTACTCTGTTGGCCGCTACGAGGTCTGAGCTCTTTGCCTTCTTCTCCAAACTGGTGTAGATAGAAACTGGTTGACCACATGCCGTTTTCGAAGAGGAGGAAGATTTGTCCTGTTTTCGGGTTCGCATCCCAGCATCCTTTTGTTGCTCCTTTACTGACTGAGAAGAACTCAGCATTTTTCATTCCTTTCGTTGGAAGCTTTCTATATGTCATGACATAAAGTACCTTCTTACTATCACATTTACTGTCATGCAAAATAAGTACTGACCCTACTTTATCCTTCAAAGATAAATCAGCACCATCAACATTACTATAAGCGAAAGACAAGAGTAGTAATATGAAAACGGTCAGTAGCCAGTTAGTCCAATGCATAGTCGACTGCTGGCTTATCCACTGTCGTTGTAAGGGTGATGGTGTCTTTGTATTTGTTGCCGTCACTACATGCGAATACGTACGTTTGACCTTTCCGTGGGAAGATGACGTAATCGAGCTGTTTTTGACACCTGTAGGTTCCAACATCGAAGATCTCCTTCTCAACACGTATTGGATATGAGCTGCGTTTCTGCAGGTAACGCAACTCTTGTTCTGCCATAATGGCGGCTAACAAACAAATAACTGAGAACAAGAATATAACTATGCCGCACATAACGATGATTCTGAACATTCTTGTTTCGACAGTTACTATCTTACGTATTTTCATGGTGCTATCTCCCATCCGTCTGATTCAGTTACTTGTCTGATGGTGATCTCTTCCTTGACGACTGGATTACTCGATGCTTTGCACGCATTACGGTAATCAGAGTTATAGATGTACAATAGCGTGCGTTCTTGCGCATCTACATCATTGACTGCTTTGACTCTGTATTTGTAGTCTACTAAGAAGGTTTTCATAGCGGCTCCATAGTGCAAATTTGGTGGATGAGGTAGGATTCGAACCTACACGGAACTAGCCGACCACGGGTTTACAGCCCGGTGCCCTACCATTTGGGCGTCTCATCCATTGGTTAATTACTGTAGCTCCTCTGCGATTTTTAACAAGATATCTCCATGACAAAGTCTTGGAGCACAATAGCATCCAAGCGTTTTGCCGTACAGGTCTTTGATCTTTTTCTCGAACTCGATGTCCTCGATCATGCGCTTCCGAGCATAGAGCTCGTAACGATGAACGACAGACTCACGATCTTGTTCTCGATGTAGTACGAACGGATTACCGAAGTACCCAGGCCGTCCGATATATACATCAAACTTCTCTTTCTTGCAGTGAACTACGCGACCCCGGTCTTTGGATGGATTCGATGTCATAGGCAATCTCTTTCTCCTCAAGCAGGTATAACAACAGATTACAAGCAACTGAGTTCTCGGGCACGATGAATACACCGAGCTCCTCAACCAGAGGACTTAGGACTGTGACCTTCTTTAGTAGCGACATAAATTGTGTCTCCACATGTGGACTACCATAGATAAAAGAAAATATCTGCGTCGTAGTACCACACAGCGATCCGTATGGCAGCGACACTGTCGTGTTGCCACAACCTGCTCAGCAGTTTGGCTCTACGTCTATCATTCATAATTACCATATGCGACTCCTCTAACTAAACTACACCTTCTGTGGGACGGGACGCGAGGGCTTTGCTGCCTCTTCTGTTACCCGAGCGTGCTCTCCATAGGGATGAAATATGGACTCTTCCCAAGTTGCATACATTCCGGTGTACGCTGTCCAGCATTTAGTACACCACAGTGTTACTCTATGGATGGCTGCTATCTGGCCGATCTTTCCAATGTCGTTGTTCGCACCGCAGCATGCAGCGGAGCGGTATATATAGGCCAGATCGCCTACCTTTATATTTTTCCCCATGCTGCTCCTTTCTCACACGTTGGCGTTTATCTTAAGTAGTTAAGGATTAGGGCTTATGCTCTTGTGCTGACGTTACGCGCTACGCGTTGTCGTGCGACGCACAAAATCACAGACGACTGTGGATACAATGAATGCAACAACAGCAGTCATCGTACCAGTCACTGTGCCCCAATGAATCCATAAGTTGAATGCAGCAAACCCAAAGTGGGTCAGATGCTGCCCTGGCCCTACGAGCCAAGCTCGTAGCCTACAGGGCAGTGTTTTCAACAATATGAACTCACCGATCGCGGTTATGAAGCCAAACCACAATACGATCTCTAACATGGCTATTACTCCTCAATAGTAACACCATGGGCACAAGCTGCGCGAAGTTCATCGGCAACCCTACAGCGTTGCCAGATTGTAGTACGCATAGCTTGGGCGTCCATGGCGTCCAGAGTCGGATACCGGCGTGCAACGTAGTCTTTGCCAGCATACTCTGTACAACGGACAGCGACAAACTCTGTTAAAGCACCATAAAGCACATGCGTCAAGTGATTCAGCGTTTGCTCATCAGCCTGCAGATCTTCGATGTCAACTATGATCTTCATATAAGTCTCCTTAAGTGGTGGAGCGGGGGAGCGTGTTGCCACAGTGGCTTAACGCTCGCCCCTTCACCGCGGTTACCCCGCAGCTAGCTCCGATAAACGACTACCATGCGACCAGGTCGCAAATTACCGAGGACGGGGTGCCGGAGGCATGCCCTTCTCGTCGAGGATTACGAACTTGATACAGAACTTACCCTTACGGGTCTTTCCGATCCAAGCGCGCAAGCTCAGGCCGAGGTTTGGGACATGAATGTCCTGACGACGTTGATCTCCGAACTGCTCGAGCTTGAACTCGTCGAGCTTCATCCAGCCGTTCTTAGGATCAACGATGTCGAACTCATAGGGCTTGTCCGGGTAAGACAGTCCCACGAAACGGAGTTCAGTCTCACCATCTTCCAAGGTCAGAGGCCCTTCGTACCGCGACACTCCGTGCGAGAGGTACTTCTTCAGCTCAACATTACCATATCGTGCGAAACTCATGATAAACTCCTTATACCCCAAAGGGTGTTGTAAAAAAGCGACATTGTTGCAACAATGCTACAGGGTACCGCCGACCTCTGCTACCAGTGCAGGAAACCATGCACTCGGGCCACGGTACTCACGACCGCGACCTTAGCAGCAGCGTTCACTGTACTGAGGGCGTTGCCGATAGGGCGCAGCTTACGGTGCACTGCGTCACGACCGTGCATGCCCTTGGCAAACTGCTCGTTGTACAGAGCCCGCACCTCATGATGCGCCTCGAACTTCACCAGTTTGTACTCCTTACCGAAGAGCTTCATTACTCGACCTCCTTCGCAAGAACATCACTGAAACGAGCAAACCGCAGGACGATCTTGGTGACCCGAGGGTCATCCACATCGTACTGCGGGCCATACCCCGTATCCTCGGGGACAAAGCTACCAACTGCCTCAACGTCAAACACATCAGGCCCAGCCCATGCTGCGCTCATCGTCCATCTCCTATGTAGTGTGTTCAGAGCGAACACACAACCGTAAGACGGAGCGCGAGGGACGAAGGACCGAGCGCAGCGGAGAGAGCGGAAGCGAACGGAGCACGAGGAGCGGAGCGACGAGCCCTGTGCAGGCGCAGAGCGACGAGCCAGGGGTCCCAACAGCGTGGGACTCCGGTCGAACGAACCGGGCACCCCGGGCCTCGGCGGCGCGGGAGAGGGGACCCACCGACATCTGGATATCCTAAATTATTGATAGGGGACCCTTTTCTTTAAAATTTTTGTCGTATTTTTGCAACAATTCACGCTTGATTTTTCAAAAATTTTAGCGTATAATACGCGTCCAAATGGCTAAATTAACCAAAAAGCAGGCGAAGTACGTTCAGCACCGCGCGCGGGGTCTCTCGAGAGAGCAATCGGCGATCATGGCTGGATATTCCGAGAACGGAGGGGATCCTGTGGCTGAAAGAATCGAGAAATCCGAAACAGTCAGCCAGGAGTTGGCTCGGGTTCGGGCTGAAACGGCTTCAAACGTAGGCATAACGAAGGAAATGGTCATCGAAATGCTGCGAGAAGCTGCTGATCTGGCCAAATTACAGGCCGATCCGACTGGAATCGTGCAGGCCGCCCGTGAAATGGGCAAGATGCTGGGCTTCTATGCCCCCGAAGTAAAGAAAATCACGCGGGACATGAACAAACAGGACCTCCAAAAGCTACTTACCGAGCTGACTGAAGATGAATTGTTGAGATTGGCGAATGCCAAGGTGATTGATGTTACCCCAAGAAGAGAAGAAGACAAGATTCTGTCCGACGTGTAAGAAGGACAGACCCGCTACTGTCTTCTACAAGCACCATGATGAGTGCCGCTCATGCGTGAAGAGTAATTCTGTTACTCAAACGCTCGAGCAGAAGGTAGAGCATCGTCGCCAAGAGAAAATGCTTCGCGAGGAACTTAAAAAGATCGCGAAGCAACGTCTTCTGAATAAAAAACATCAGAAGATGGCACGTAAGCGAGCCGCGGCCGTGAAGCTAGACGTGGTGGAAGAAGGCGCAAAACTGGAAACAGACGCCGCCACCCGCGAACTTGCGCGCCGCGAGCTCCAACGTCGCAAACTGATTGAATTTGTCAAGGGTTTTCATCCAAACTACAAAGCAGGATGGGTTCACCATGATATCTGTACGCGCCTTGAAAAGTTTTCGAAGGATGTCGAAGAAGGAAAATCACCCCGACTCATGTTGCTGGTTCCACCGCGTCATGGGAAATCGCAAATCGCGTCAAAAATGTTCCCGGCCTGGCATCTTGGACATAATCCACTACATGAATTTATCTGCTGCTCCTACGGTGAAGCCCTTGCGCTCGACTTCTCGCGTGACTGTAGAGACCTCGTCCGCACCACACAGTTTGGCCGAATCTTTCCCGCTACTAAGCTTAATCCAGAATTCATGGCTGCCGGATCTTGGCGCATTCAATCTCCAAGCGGCTTCGGAGGCGGAGGCTACAACGCGGCAGGTGTCGGAGGGCCGATCACGGGTAAAGGTGCGCACATCCTTATCATTGACGACCCGATCAAGAACGCGGAAGAAGCCGACTCAGTAGACATTCGTAACAAACACTGGGACTGGTATCGTTCCACTGCGTATTCAAGATTAGCGCCCGGGGGAGGCGTCTTAGTGATCCAGACATGTTGGCATTATGACGACCTCCAGGGCCGACTACAGCAGGAGATGCAAGACAATCCGGACGATCCAGACGTCGACCAATTTGAAATCATCCGCTATCCAGCGATCGCGGAAGAAGATGAGGAGTATCGTGCAAAAGGCGAACCGTTGCACCCGGATCGGTACGGAATTACCCAACTTAATAAGATTAAACGGACATTAGGCCTAAGGTTTTGGGCAGCGCTGTATCAACAGTCCCCGATTATCGAGGAAGGAGCGTACTTCAACAAGGATATGTTCCGGTACCGCGATAAACCCCTCACAAGGGAGACTATCGATCGGTGCAACCAGTACATCGCATGGGACTTCGCTATCAGCGAGAAACAGACGAACGACTGGACTGTTGGTACAGTTATTGCCCAAGACTGGGATGATAACCTGCACGTCGTAAAGCAGGTAAGATTCAAGACGAACAGCACTGACAAGATCATTGACGAGATCTTGCAACTGGCTAAAGAATTTCCGAAAGCCATGTTCGGTGCCGAAGACGGCATGATCTGGCGAACACTGCGTTCAGCGCTCGAGAAACGGATGCAGGAAACACGCATCTACATCTCGATCTCGGAAGAGAATATTCTCAAGCCGATTCGGGATAAGATGGTTCGGGCACGCCCGCTTCAGGCCAGAATGCAGTTGGGGAAGGTCACGTTCCCGAAAGGGGCCGTATGGGTGGACGACCTCATGCGGGAAGCTTTGCGGTTCCCGGCTGGGGCCCACGACGACACGATCGACTCACTCGCCTGGACGGTCCAGATGGCGGTCAACAAGACCCCGCCGGTGAGGCCGAGGCCAGCAACTTTTGGAAAAGGACGGGAACTTACGGTCGCAGAACAACTCAAACGGTATCAGATGGGGTATAACAGCGTTGGGAAAGGCAAGACCCACATGGGAGCCTAGGAGGAATGTACTAGGAGGAATGTACTAGGTACATAGGAGGTTTCTACTGTTGTATTTTTACCACACTGTCTCATTTTTGCAACAGTGCGACGAAATGTTACGATCTTGTTACGATCTTGTGACGAAAATTGTCGTTATAGATCAACGAACTGTTACGACTTGTTACGATCTTTTTTCGGGCTTAAAACCTTGATTCTACAGACGAATCATGCAATTTTTCGGAATTTATGTTACGATCTTTGTGTACCTTTTACTGTAAATAAAAAAAATTATTTTTTTTTATTTTTATATAAATATAATATAGAAAAGGGCTAATTTCGTCGCATAAAACCAAACGCAACCTGTAGATTCAAGCACTTGCAGATGAAAGTTAAAGTGTGGTAATGTGTAACAGTTCGTTGATTATAAAGAACAAATTTCGTAACAAGATCGTAACATATCGTAACAGACCGAAAAAACCCTTATGGAAAGGAGAACCATGGCAAAACTCTCAGCAAAACAAAGACGTGGTCTCCGCAGTTCCACGTTCGCGGTCCCGGAGCGCCGGGCATACCCGATTCCGGACAAAGCCCATGCTAAAGCGGCCTTACTCCTGATCCGGCATGCCAAGTCGGCCAGTGAGAAGGCACGGATCCGTGCGAAGGCGAAAAGAATGCTGGCCTCATGAAACGACGTATTCGGGAAATAGACCCGGGAACTCCGGCCGGGATCAAGAAGTGGGCTGAACTTCAGTACGAGATTCAGCGTACTCTGCGCGAGAACCTGGGCCTGCCTATTATCAGCAAGAGTTGGCGGGAGGTAGCCGGGCACTCGATCGACATCTATGATTCGGACTTCTCGAGCATGATCCGGATCAAGGGAGGATGTAAGGATCGGCGCGGTTTCTTGTTGGTGAAGAGCGGACCAGCTCTGAACCCGGATTATGATGCCTATTACAACGACGGCGAAGTCGAGAGGGTTGGCGGAGCAGTTCAGAAGCGCTTGAAGAAGTGGACACCGCCCACGGACCTGAGCACAGGGACCGTTATAACAAGGAACCAGGCCAGCAAGTACACCGGGATAATGAGAAGGGTGGTAGGATGCTACCACGTGGCAGGGCCCCCAAGCACGGAGGCTAATGCACCCTTCGACCACAGCTTCGGTCGCACGCACGGGATCGTCAAGTTTACCCTGTCGGATGGCAAGACCAAGCACTTCCTGATTGAGATCTCATCGCTTGGGTTGTATGCTGCACCGATTGTGGTGAAGAAGAACTGCTGTGATTCGTACCAGATAACGACATACCAGCCCACGGACGCGGAGCTGGCTGAGAACCCGGGTTGGCAGCAGTATAGAACCACCACCAGCCTGTGGTGGGCGAAAGTCTACGGCATGCGCGAGAACGTGATAGAGGTCCTGGATGCCACGGCCATGGCTCCGCCGTACACAGGCGCCAATGCCGGGACTCCGTGGTACACGGACCATGGGTGGGCGTTCAGCGCATCAGGGCAGAAGGTACGGATCGTGCTCGGCCGGGCAGAGAATTTGCCGGAATCTCACTATGAGATGAACCAGTGGGAGATTTCGCTTACGTACAACGAGGCCATACCGACGGTGCAGGCGGTCCTGGTCAACCTGGACAGTAACAAGGTCTTTACCCCACTTATAACGGGCCAGACGTGGATTCCGTCGGACTCGGCTGAATGGGCTGGTCTCGACGCTTTCGCACCCTCAGGTCCGGAGGTACTGCAGTATCCCACCCAGGATGCTCCGATCTACGTCTACTTCGACGGGGAGGACCCGGTCGAGACGCGGTGGACGTTGAGCTACGGGACGGTGGCTGCGTTTACGACGCCCCCGGTTACAGTAGTCGGTGGAACGGTTACTTGGGACGGTCTAAGGGTGGCGAACATCCCACCTGTAGTGCCGGGTTTCAGTTGTTACGCGTCGTCTGGTATATGGACGATGAACTACCCGAACAGGCTGTACGGTGGCACGGGGGAGAATTCACCGTCATATACGAACATAGAATTCGGGTATTCCAACGGGCGAGGATCCAGCGTGGGGAATAACCACGGGTCCCGGTCCCGTTCGCTGGCGGTAACTGAAGGACCGTCGAACTCGGAGTTCTTTACAATTACTTTCCCCAACCCCTACGGACTGCACCCGGACTGCTACTACATCGATCCGACTACGATGCTGTTGGTGACGGTATGTTCGTCCGTATTCGGGAACGACTATCAGTGGGATCGGTTCCGCCAGCGGTTCCAAGGGTTCACCGAGACCCGGGTTCATCGCGCGGCGTTCGTTATGTTCGCTGAGGATCGGGAGGCGAGCTTGATTGTGAACGACGACAGCCTCGTCCAGTCCGGATCCGAGAATATCACCAAGTGGAAGGTGTTTCGACCCTATATTCGGGAGTACAAGGTCGACCTCGGCCTGTGCCCGTTGGACGACGTCACGATTAACTTCATTCAGGGTAATATTGCCCCGGATGAGGGCACGGCTGAGAACGGGGTCACGATCGATGTGGACACTATTTCAGGGGCTGCTCACCTGGATATAGGGAGCAATGAGCAGGATTACACGGCCACGTTCAATATATCGAAAGCGTGGAATAACTACAATATCGGCACCTTTTTGGACTATAACCCAACAACTAAGCCGACGGCTACGTCGAACGTCCTCGCTATGCACGGGAACCTGAATGCTCCTGATTCGAAACTTTCTCCACCGGATCAAACAGATAACCGCGTGACCTTGCTGGATAACGACTTGAAGGCTCAGGTGGGGTTTGCCGATATTGTTGGGTCACCGATCGCATTTGTCGGTAAGGTTTAGATACGGCCGCGGGGCTTGCGCCCCGCGCAAAAAGGGTGTATAATACGCGGCTTAAACTGGAGGTGTGTATGCCGAGAAACGCAAGGTTGAGCCAGGACCAATGGGAGCGTTACACCTACGCTCGGGATAGCGGTCACCTCGAGTTCATTCAAAAGGCGAAGAAGTGCAACGCCTACTTCATTGGTAACCAATGGGAGGAGGGTGTGCTCGCGCTTCTGCGCTCGCAGCAACGTCCTGCCATCACGGTTAACAAGATCCTCGGTACGCTTTCCTCAATCTTCGGGGAACAGATCGAGCTACGCAACGAGACCGCTTTCAAAGCCAGATACGGAGCGCCTCCGGGTAATGCGGACATTCTAACCAAATTGTTTAGAGTGATCAGTTACGACAACCAGCTGAACTGGAGACGCACAGAGATGTTCATCGACGGAACAATTACCTCACGAGGGTATCTTGACGTCCGTATGAACTTCGAACAGAACATCGCCGGCGATGTAGTGATCGAGAACGTTAACCCGAGTAATGTCCTTCCAGACCCGGACGCCGATATGGCTGACCCGGACACATGGAACGATGTTATCGTCACGCGTTGGTATACGCCTGACGATATTGAGATCCTCTATAACAAAGCGGACGCTGACATACTCCGCACACGCGGATCCTCGCTCCTGTATGGGTATGACTCGATCGATACTGTAACAGATCGCTTCGGCGGACAGAGCTCGCTCGCGCAGGATCATGACGACGATCCGTCGGTCGCACGGTACGTTCGTACCATCGAACGACAATATAAACAACTCGCCAAGATCGTCAGCGTAGTTAATCCCCGCACGGGGGACAGAATGGTTGTTCCGTTCTCATGGAACCCAGATCAAATTGCCGCCTACGTTCAGAACCAGCGCGCAGCGGGCATCCCCGTAATTTTGACAGAGGACGTCGGACATCGCATTCGTTGGACGGTGACAGCTGACGACCTCGTGCTGCATGATGATTGGTCACCATACAGACACTTCACTATCATTCCCTACTTCCCGTATTTCCGTTACGGTGCCACGGTAGGATTGGTCGAGAATCTACTCGACCCGCAAGACTTGTTGAACAAGTCAACATCGCAAGAACTACACGTTATCAACACAACTGCGAACTCAGGTTGGAAGGTGAAGCGCGGATCGCTTCTGAACATGACGACCGACGAGTTGGAGATGCAGGGTTCAAAAACCGGTCTGGTGCTTGAACTAAATGATGTTGACGACGCCGAGAAGATCCAACCGAACCAAGTTCCTCAGGGTCTGGATATGTTGTCACGAAAGGGTGAGAACTATATCAAGTCGGTGTCGATGCGCGGTGACGCTCAGATGGGTATGACCCGGGCCGATGTGTCCGCGGATCAGATCGAAGCCAACAACGTGCGTGGAGAGATCGGTTTGCTCCCGGCGTTGGACAGTTTGAAGCGGACTGACCACTGGCTCGCCCGCAACATTCTGAGCCTCGTCCAGGAGTACTATACTGACCATCGGATCATGACGCTAACGAAAGATGAGTTGACCGGTGATCAAGAGGACATTCAGATTAACTGGCCGGATCCGACGACTGGAGAAATCCAGAATGACATTACTCTGGGACGTTATGATATCAATATCATATCGCAACCCGCGCGTCAGACAATGGAAGAGTCGCAGTTTGAACAGGCGGTCATGCTCAAAGAAAAGTTGGGCATCCCGATCCCGAATGAATTCCTCATCCAGAACTCGAATCTCGTCGATAAGACCCGTCTGATTCAGGCGCTACGCGAAGCGGCAAAGTCAGCCGAGGCTGAGATGCAGAAGAAGATTCAGCTGATGGCGCAAGAACTTGAACTAGCCAACATGAAGGCCGAGGCCGCGCGTCTCGAGGCCGTAACGCTGCGTGAGCAAGCTACTGCCGCTAAGACCACCGCAGAGACGGTCGCGATCGCCAAGGGAGAGCCGGGCGAACAGGCTAGGGTTCAAATGGAAATGCAACAGGCGCAACAGGAGATGCAACTCGACGAAGAGAAGCATCAGCAGAAGATGCGCCACGAAGAAGAGATGGCTCGCCTCAAGCTTCAAATTAAGCAGGAGGAGGCCCGCCTCAAACGCGCTCAGGAAATGATTAAGGCGCGAAACATGGCCAAAGAAGGAGACGCGAAGGCAGACGCCATCCGCTCCGGAAAGATGGCCCAACCGCAGGACAACCAAGGAGATAAAGCAGCATGAGCGATGACAACAAGGATGTCAAGGACCAAAACCAGGACCAGGACATCAACGAAGATCGCGGTGACGTAGTCACTGCCAGCGATGAATCCGGCGATACGGACGATCAGAACAAGGACGTAAGATCCGAAGACGCCGGCGACCTTAACAAGGACAGCGAAGGCGACAAGGATGACAAGTCCAAAGACGCTGATGCTGATGATAAACAAGGGGATGAAGGGGACAAAAAGTCGGACAAAAAGGACGACAAGGAAGAACCCCGGATTCCAAAGTCGCGGTTTGACCAAGCTGTAGCTAAGGCCCGAAAGGAAGCCGAAATAGCGCAGCAAAAGTTGGCTGAACTTGAGGAAGAGATGGAGGCGCAACGAGGCATACTCGACCTGGAAAAGGTTGAGAATGAAATCGATGCGTTGGAAGATAAACTGGAAGAGGCGATCAAGGATGGAAACGCAGAGACCAAGCAACGTCTCCGCAAGGAAATCCGTCGCAAGAACCAGGAGATCGCAGAAGCCAAGGCAGCGCAGCACGCTGCTCGAGCCACAGCCGCAGCGATCGAGAAGGTAACGTACGACGCTCTTGTTAAGGAACTCGAAGTGCAGCATCCCGAGTTGAATCCCGAAAACGAGGATACGTACGACGACGACGCAGCCAGCGAGATCATGGAACTCAAGGAGGCGTTTGAAGCAAAAGGGCATGGATCGACCGAAGCGCTACGCAAGGCGGTAAGGGCGGTCTATGGAAGAGCTCCCGCAAAGCCGAAAGCTGATGAATCGAAAGATGACAAAAGTGAGGACCCCGAGGCCAAGAGAAAGGCCGAGGAAGCCGCGGCGAAGCGGAAGGAAGAAGCAGTGAAGAAAGGCCTCGAAGCAAAGGGTCAGCAACCGGCGGACAGTAAGAAGGCCGGACTGGACAGCGACAAGGCAGGCCGTAAAGGCTCCTTGAAAGATCCCGACAAGCTCTCAGAAGCTGAATGGGACAAGCTGACCGACGAAGAAAAAGCCCGCATGCGAGGCGATATTTTGTAACCTAGGAGGCGAACCATGGCATTTGGACCAGGAACCTACGGCTCTCAAGTCGGGAGACCGAGTAAAAAACAAAAAAGGGCAGCCCGGAAAGGACTGCGTGGTTCGCCCGTTTTACCGAACAAGAAATTTCGGAGGTAATATGAAAGCTATTTTAGCAGCTGCACTGCTTCTGTTTTCTATGAACGCATTCGCTGTGGAAGTGGTCGGTGATGTTACCCCCGAGGTCACACACTGCCGCGTATATCATAACGATGCGGACGTAGGTATAGTACCATCGACCAACCAAGAATGTGTTTGGAACATCGACGGGATTAGTAACGGCCAGCAGAAGTTCGAGATGACGGCAATTGTGGACGACGGAATATTCATGGAGGAGAGCGTAAAAAGCGTCCCTTTGGTATTCGTAAAACCGGGCCAGCCAAGCGCCCCCGGTACACTGAGACTTAGAAAGTAGGGGGTAACTATGGCTATTAATATCACAAGACTCTCCGGGACTACGGAAGAGCAGGTGATCAGCAACAAGGCAGCGTATCTCGTACTGGTTCTGCCGGAGCTGACCACAACTGGGGTTATCGATGTCCGTAATGCGCGGGGCGCACTCGTTGTGGACACTGTCGGCAACATCGGTGCAACGGCTTCTTCCTCTGGTGGGTCACTGGCGGATGACCAGTACTTCATCAATGTGGTTGCGGTGGATGCGGACGGAAACATTTCAGCCGAAGGCACAGAAGATAACGATACTGTTACAGCTGGTGGAGGTGCGGGCAGCGTCGCGGTTACATGGGATGCTCCAACGACCGGCGCTACTCCAGCTGGTTTCAGAGTTTACGTCGGTGTCGCGACAGGTGTCTATGATGGCTACTTTAATGTGGCAGCTGGTGCTACGGGCTTTACCGTGGTATCAACATCGTATGACGTATCCGGTGACGGTCCGGGAGCGGTTTCGTCATCGGCTAATGCGAACGTGGTCCATTCAGCGGCTGCTGGCGTAGCACAGTCTGGCAAGTTGTTTGCCGGTGCGTTGTTAGATAAGGGTATCACAGTTAAACTAGCTGTGGATACAGATATTTGCGCGATCATTTGGGAAGCTGCGTAATGGCCGACGATCGCTACATTCCGTTTTCGTACAGACCTGCAGCCAAGGGTAACCAGGGACGAGGAGCGATAGCCCGAGCAATCGGACGGGCTCATGCGCCAGTGATCGCTGCGGGCGGCGGCGCACTCCAGAATCCCGAAGCTACGGCGATCGTGGCTACGATGGATCCCAAACCGACTGGAGCTCGCGCTATGCTGATCGATAACGTGGTCGGCAGTCTTAAAACCGCGGGCGTATGGGATAAACTCGATTGGTTCTGCATGTTTGCGGGGCACGATAACCAGCCCTCGCGGATCAATTGGGTTAACACCAGCGAGATTCTAGCTGTTAACGGCGTGCTGGGTAGCACGATTACATTTGTGGCCGACGACGGATGGGCGGGAAGCCACGTATCCAACCAGGCGTACCTTAGCACAAACACTGCTCCAGACTCCTTTACCCACTACGTGCAGAACAGCGCGTGTATGGGTGTGTATTACAAGAACACACAAGCGGCTAATGACGGCAACGTTATAGGATCTACGACCACAGCTAAGAACTCGATGATATCGAGGCTCACGTTCCCCGCTGGCGAAGCTCGCGGGAACATTCACGGTGTAGATAGCACGCTCATTCAACTCGTGCCCGCGCCAGCGACGGTTTCAGGGCTGGTGGCGGTTGATCGGAACAGCAGCACACTTATCCGACTCGTACATAACGGCACAGAGATCGACACCACTGGAAGTACCTCCGCAACACCAGAAGCGACGGGTGTCATAGTTTTCTTGTATCAAAATGGGCAGGCCGGTTCGTCCCAGAGAATATCCGCTGGATGGCTCGGAGCAAGTCTGAACGATACCGAACTAACAGCTATGACTAATGCCATAGCTACCTATATGGCTGGAATTTAGGAGAAACTATGGCAGCATACACAAAAAGTACCCCTGGTAAACCCACGAATGGTCAATATTTTCCTGGGGACACAGTAACGGATTCGTATGGTAAGGTTTACGAATGCGTGAATGGTGGTATTCCGGGTGAGTTTGTCCTACAAGCCGGCGGAGAATCCGCGCTAATAGAACGGCGTGTTATGTCAGGACAGGCGTCCGAAGTATTCAGCAATCTGTTTGTGAATAACCCGGACTATACGAGGTTCAAGATTGTCCTTGAGAGACTCATCATTAACCAGTCATTCTTCAGTATGTTTACTTTGGACGCAGCTGATGCGGCCCAAAGCTATACGAGCAAGGAGACGGGTTATTCCCAGACTGGTACGACATTGGCAGGTTTCAACGCAAACCTCACAACGTCCTGGCCGCTTATGCGCAGTGTAAGCAACCACGCAACATCTCAGGCTATTTCTGGTGAAATCCTAATTATTAAACCACAACTGGCCGATTCGGTCCACTACTGGTGGTGCGGTTTCCCCGGAACCAACGCTGGTGAACCAGTTTGGAGGTATAGTCAGGCAGCGGTCTTTGCCGGGTCGCCATCTTGGGCAGGTATCTCGTTTGTCTGTTCTGCTCAGAACTTTAGTTCGGGCGCAATCGCAGTCTACGGAAGCTAATAGGAGACAATAATGGCGGCTTACACAAAAAATACACCGGGCGCCCCGGTTAGTGGGCGTTACTTGAAAGGCGACGTAGTAACGGACTCCGACGGGACGGAGTGGACTTGCACGGTCGGCGGATGGCCGGGGGCGTTTATCATCGCGGGAGCCACCGCCGGGCGCACACTACTTCTCACACAGAATGTGGTCCCAGCTGCGTCGGCGAACTTCAATCTGTCGAATGTGTTCTCTGCTGACTACCGTAGGTATGCGATCGAATACCACGGCTTCTACGGCACCGCGGACGCGGCTGTTACGGCTTCTTTCCTCAACGCCGCTGACTCTGTAGTCTCCACTTCTCGGCAGTGGGTAATTCATCACTCCGGCACGACAGTCACGGCGGTAGACGGAGCTACAGGTGCGACCTTTACCCCGGCTTACGGTGCTTCACCGTGGTTCGCCAACTCCGAACCAGTGGATATGGTCATCGATGTCTTCGATCCGGTGACGGCCTACGCGTCAGGTAAGGAATACATCGCTATGTGGAAGTGTTCGTATGGTTCAACCAATACTGGTCCACCCATTGCTCACCAGGTATTAGGCACTGTGTATCGCGGAGACACCGCTTCTATACGCGGTTTACGTTTGATCACAGGCAGCGGAACGTGGACGGCAGGCGTGGCACGGGTATACGGGTTAATTTAAAACAGAAGCTAATAGGAGACACCATGAAGAAACTCATCGCCGCACTCGCAATGCTCGCCCTCTCGGCGTGCGCTGTTGCCAGCCTTTCACCCGAGCCCAAGAGGGTTATGTCCGCTATTCTAGATGGCGATGATAAACTTCTGGTGGTTTTGACCAAAGATCCCTGCTCGATTACAGAAATTAGGGATAGTTTTCAAGACGATATCAAGTCCACCGCTATGGAAGGTCGGGCCTTGGATTTGGTGAGCGGGAAGGTCGCTAAGCTGTGTTATATCGATGGGGCAAACCCCGCAATCATGAACAAGGTAGGAACCGGTGCTGTAGATCTTTACTACCTAATTGACGAACTCGGACGGCAGGGGCCCCTCCAGAAGGAGCGCTTTAAGCCGGGTATACCAAGCGAAAACGAGATAGAACGGTCAAAGATCGAAAAGCTTGACATTTAAGCCCTTTTAGGGTAGAATACGCGCTCAAATTGCAATACCTCGGTTTCCGGGCACGACAGTTCCGGAAGGTAGCGGCACCTTCAACGCCAGCGTTCGCTACACCATGGCGATACAATGGTAAAACAAGATCAATAACCGTGAAGGAGCCACTATGGCTACAACAAACTTTACTCGGCTAACTACCGAGCAGAAAACGGTCTGGTCACGCGATCTGTGGAAACAAGCTCGGAACATGTCGTTTACGAACAAGTTCCTTGGCAAATCTGCCAATAGCATGATCCAGCATATCGATGAGCTGACGAAGACCGAAAAAGGCGCTCGCGCCGTCATGACCCTCGTCATCGATCTCGAAGGCGACGGCGTGGCCGGAGACCGTGCCCTAAAGGGTAACGAAGAAGGTATCAAGGCGTACGACAAGGTTATCCGTATCGACCAGCTACGTAATGCGAACAAGTCCGAAGGTCGGATGAGCGATCAGAAATCGATCGTTAACTTCCGTTCGACCTCGCGCGACCAGCTAGCGTACTGGCTGTCAGATCGGATGGACCAGCTGTCGTTCCTGACGCTTTCAGGCGTTGCCTACAGCAACAAAAACAATGGTGGAACCCGCGTGGGTTCTGACTTCATCAACCTGGAATACGCTGCTGACGTTGTCGCCCCGACGAACGGGCGTGCGTTGCGCTGGAACGGAACGGACAAAGTTCTGGAAACCGCCGGCGCGACAGCTTCCGTAACCGCTGCCGACACTCCGACATACAACATGTTGGTTCAGCTGAAGGCCTACGCCAAGGAAAACTACATCCGTGGTGTTCGCGGTAACGGGGAAGACGAGTCGTATAACGTGTTCCTGTCTCCGACAGCGATGTCCAAGCTGAAGCTCGACCCGGATTACATCCAAGCGATGCAGCACGCTCAAAAGCGTGGCGACGGTAACCCGTTGTTCCAAGGTGGGCACGTCATGCTCGACGGCTTGAAGCTTTGGGAGTTCCGTCACGTGTATAACACACGTGGTCTGGCCTCAGGCAGCAAGTGGGGAGCGGGCGGACTGGTTGACGGATGTCAAGTTCTCTTCTGCGGTGCTCAAGCTATGGGTATGGCCGACATCGGCATGCCGACTTGGGTCGAAGAAGACGACGACTACGGTAACCAGCAAGCTATCGCTACCGGAAAGATCTTCGGGTTCCTGAAGCCCCAATTCTTCACCCAGTACGGCAACTTCCCGCAGACCGTCCAAGACTTTGGCGTGATCAGCGTGTACGTTGCGCAGTAATAGGGCCAACGGAAAAGGAGATCAATTATGGCTAAGCTACTGAAACTTCCCAACGCTCAATGGCCGATCAGTGCTGTTTTTGCGTTTAACTTCGACGACACGATGGTCAACATCAACGGTGACGAGTTCGCGCTCGGTGCCGAAGATGCGGACCTGACAACGTTTGACATCTTCACTCCGCCCCCGGGCGCAGTTGTGAAGGGCGGGCGTGTCATCGTGGTGACCGCGTTTAACTCAACAGCGAATACGCTGGATCTGGGTGACGCGACTGATCCGAACCGTTACACTGAGACGGGGGCTCTGAACCTCCAAGACCCGGATCTTCCGAAGACAGGGGTCGACCTGCTCGGTGACGGTTATGTCTACGACGGTCAAGAGGCCGTTCGTGCAACCATCCTGAACACTGTGACTGCAGCGACCGCCGGTAAGGCGATCATCATTGTGGACATGGTTGTGCCGGGACGTGCGAACGAAAACCTGAAAACCACGTAAGCGTAAGCAATACCTTTAAGGGTATAGGAACCTAGTTTCTATACCCTTTCGGGTATGGCGTGCGCCATACATAACTCTCAATGGAGGGACTTGTGAAACCCTTAGAATTTGTTTCAAACCGTAATATCGTTGTCCGCAGTGCGAAAAGCGGAATGTCGGTGAAGTTTGTGAGAGACGTACCGACATATGTACCACCGGTAATGCATGCAGAAGTAATGGAGAAAGGGATCATGCCTATAGATGCAAAGGGCAAGATCATCGAGCAGGAAGAAGTAGGGAAATTGGTTGAAATCCATGAACCCCTCATTGTTCTGGCTCCCGAAGATAGCGATGAGCGGTCTGAACGCATCCTGGATGTTATCAAGGCCCTTGTAAAACGAAACAATTCGAATGACTTCACTGGAGGCGGGATACCGTCTCACAAGTCGATTACAGCCGCACTGGGCTGGAAAGTCGATGTGAAGGAGGTTAAGAGAGTGTGGGAAGAGCACAGACGTGAGCTCCTGCACGGTGAGGAAGAGTAATGACGATCACCGAAGTCATCGACGAATTTCGCCGCCAAGTACAGGATCTGGAAACACCTTACTTGTTCAGCGATGATGAAATCCTACTCTGGCTAATAGATGCTCAGGATATGCTCGTTCGTGGCTTCGGCGGATTCGCCGATTTCTTCACACCGGAACTGACACAAGTTTCGGTTACGGCCAACGAGCCGTGGTCTGACATCTCTCCCTACATCCTGCGAATCCGCTCTGGGCAGATGCAAACGGCTAGAACACCCGTCGATTTTATTCATGAAGGCGACCTCGAGTCACTTCAGATGAAAGATTATGGGTTTTCGATCCCGATAGACTTCCTGGACGACGCCGATACCGGTGCTGTGCGTGCAGGAATTCTTGAGTTGACCGACGGGAAGATCCGTTGGTATAAAGTTCCTGAATCGGATGATGTGTGTAAACTGCATATCTACCGGCTACCGTACCCCCGTATCACAGATACGGACTGTAAATTGGAAGTGCAGGAACAACATCACCTACATCTGATCAAGTGGATGAAATACATGGCTTACTCAAAAGAGGATGCCGAGACTTACGATAAAGCATTGGCGGATACAAACGAAACCGCCTTTAATAGTTACGTCGAGAAAGTGAAGCAGGAGATGTCACGGCTTCGACACAAACCGAAACAAGTCCGCTACGGCGGCATTCCTTGGTAAGGAGGCACTATGGCAGCATACACAAAGAACACTCCAGGTGAACCGCGCAGTGGGATCTACGCCATTGGCGATGTTGTGACGGATAGTGTCGGTGTTGAATGGCATTGCATTCAAGCTGGTCCTATCTATCCGTGGCACGGGACGTATTTCGTGTCGAGATATCGCCCGTCTACGAACCCGACACCGGTTTCGGACGCGACAGCTGGTCCCAATACGCTGACCGCGGCTGAGGCTCTGTCCGGCATCTACGTGCGTGATTGCGCTGGTGCGAGCCGGACCGACACTCTGCCGACGGCGGCTTTGCTGGTCGCGGCTATGACTGACCCGAAAGTGGGCCAGATCATTGAGCTGACGGTTATCAACGGGTCGGATCCGATCACAGAAGTCCTGACTATCGCGGCCGGCACAGGCGGTGGATTCGATACTAACCAGACTGCAGTTTCGCAGATCGTTGGTGGCGGGGCTTCAAAGACCTTGAAGATCCAGATCACGGACGTCGCTACTCCGGCTTACGTAGTTTACGCGTAAAGGAACATCATGGCTTGCGCAACGCAGAACTTCAAAATTCTGCAGGGGGAGACGTTCCAGAAGGTTCTCCGTTGGGAGAGCCCTCCGATCGTTTATAAGGTAATCACAGCAGCCACTCAGACGGCACCTGTATCGCTCACAGTAGCGAGCCACGGTATGCCCGACGGGTGGCGTTGCGCTATTACCAACGTAGGTGGTATGGAGGAGTTAAACGCGAAGTATTCTCCGCCGCGCAATTCGGATTACCATAAAGGCACGGTAATCGATCCCAGCACGATTGAATTGAACGATGTAAATGCGGCTGGATACACACCCTATACTTCGGGAGGCGTGCTGCAATACAATACGCCTGTCGATCTTACGGGTTTTACAGGTGAGATGGACATTCGTGCTAGCGCGAGTTCAACGACCGTTCTGCACACATTAACGACTGGCAACGGTGGTATAGTGCTGGATTTGGTCAATTATACCATCACGCTATTTATCAGTGCGGTGGATACGGCAGCGTTTACGTGGACCCAGGCAGTCTACGATTTGGAGATGACAGACGGCGGCGGCGTGGTAACACGGCTCTTGTCCGGAAACATCACGGTATCTAAGGAAGTATCAAAAGTATAAGGAGTGAATTATGGCCCTGATCGTTGATCCGGATTCCCTAAGCCAAGGTGCGTTGACTTCTCCGTCCGACGCGGCGTGGACTTCTTCCTCTGGCACACAGACCACTATCACAGGTGCGGCTACGTTGCCGTCGGTGACAACTGGCGACTATTTTGAGGTTCGTGACCACTCGGTTGCGGGTAACAATGGTCTGTATCAGGCCAGCGGATCCCCGACGACCAGCTCGATCACTTGCGATAAGGTAGATGGCGTTAACCCGACTGATGCGTCGGCTGAAGCCATTCGCACGTTCCACACAGACGCCAGTGCATCGACCGAGAAGTCGGTCATGATTGACACCGGTCAGAAACGAATTTACTTGCTTGAGCAAGGTAACCTGTCTGTTGACGGTGTGACCCTACAGGCTCTATACTCGTTCCTTAAGGAAGAGTGGAAGACCGACGCCGACTTGATCCAGTTTACGTTCCCGATCGTTTCCATTACGCCTGAGCAGTTTGAATTCTCAGATGGTTGGGAACCGCGCAATGTGACTTCTCCTGCAATCCAGTCGAAGAAACTTATCCGTACTGCGGGTTGGTCGGAAATCGATACTAACGATATAACCCAGGCCGTCTATTCGGGGGTTATCACCCTTGGTACCTTCGAGGATAGCGTTAACGACAACGCCTACTATCAGCTGGGTCTTGATCCGACTGATACGACAGCGACGACTGGCTTTACGTTCAATGGACCTGTGAACGAGGCCATCCTTGTTTACCAGGATTTCGGAGTTCCAGGTGACGTTGTAGTTACGACTAATGACACTATCACGAGCTCTGGCTCTGACTTTGTCGCGGCTGGTTTTGTGGTCGGTGGATCAGTTACAATTAGTGACGCCGAAGATGCAGGTAACGACGGCACGTGGGAACTGGCAGCTGTAACAACGACTACCCTCGTTGTGGTCGGCACACCGCTGACGAACAATGCTGATGACACTACCATGCGTTTGGCCGTAGACAACCAGGCTGCGGTTAAGCTGTTCCTGCGTGTGCGGGATGGTGATACCAATGGTAAGACTTATGACTCAGCGACCATCGCGGCGATCGGTTTCTCGAGCATAGATAACAAGGCCTTCCGTTACCCGCTGGCGAACGGGACCGACCTGAATATCAGCGAGACGGACGCGAACATCGGTTCGAATACGCCGTATACGCAGATCCGTATCAAGTACTTCGACCAAGCTTTCTCGAAAGACGTTGATAGCGCG